GATGACGGGCGCAACGCAGAGGCTTATGGCCGCGCTCGTGCGCCTGCCAGCGAGGATGTCGCCCCGGCAACGGGTGCGGCGGCGCTGATTGGTGCCGCGGCCGACACGGCAGCGAGTGCGGGCGATTTGCATGACAATCTCGCCCGTTTCCTGCCGCCGTGGTTATGGTTTGTGGTGCTGGCGGGCGTGATTGGCTATTTGTGTTGGCGGGTGTTCCGTGCTCGCCAGGATTAAATCCTGGGCGCTGTATGCGCTCGCTGGCGTTGTCGTCGCTCTCGCGGTTGCGGTCAATGTGCTGCGCGCGAGGAATGCCCACCTCGATGCTGAGATGGAGCGGCGCGAGCGCTCGCGTTTGCAGGCCATCGCCGACGGCCTCAAGGCACGGGCGGAGCGCGCCAATCAGGCGGCATCGCAATCCAAACGAGAGCGCGAGGAAGCCGAGAAGGCTATCCGGGAGGGGAGACGTGATTATTTCGAGAAGTAAGACGGTGGCTTTGGCCGCCGTTTTTATTTCACGAACGGCGCAAGGAGCTGGTTGGCTTCTTCAAGGTTCAGACAAAGCGCGGGTTCGTCTTTTTTGTTCGGGAAAAACTCGCAGTTGTAACGCATTTTGTACGACGTTATAGGGTCGTTCGGATTAATCGTCGGATCGTAAACGTACAGCACGGCAATGTCATCAATACTGGTCAGCGGATGTTTTGGAATGGATGCACCTTCTTTTAGCTGGATGGTTGCGCAAGGCTCTTTTTTGGCATCTTCATCTTTGCAGGCGCGCAATGCGGCTTCTCCCACTTGCCATGCTTTGTTGCTGCCAGTTTTTTCATATTTGATGCGTTCTGAGCCTGCCTTTTCGCCAGAACAGGCGACAAGCAAGACGAACAGGGTTGGAATCAGGAGTTTTTTCATGGTTTCAGTCCTCTTTCTGGTGCCGCAAGGCACTTTTTATTTAACCTAAATCAGGAGTTTATCATGGCTTTAGACCGACAAACCCAAGAGCAATATATCAGAGTTATCCATCGCCTGTGGCCGACGATGCAGCATTACACCGCCGATGATGTCAATGAAGAAGTTGCCCGCATCGTTTTCACCTGCATTCAGGATATTGACCGCGCGTCGCAAGGTATCGCCGTCATTCACGAGTTCGCCAAAAAGCTGCGTGATTTTCTTACCGCCAAAACCTGGCTGGATTTGGCGAAAGAGATTGTGGATGCGTTTATGAACGTTGCAGACGCGCTGGAAGAAAACCGCCGCTACCGCATCGTGATTCTCACCGCCGCGCTGAAGTACCGCAGCATGGTGGAAATCGCCCTGATGGATATTTGATGACACCGCCTCCGGGCGGTTTTTTTAGGCATAAAGCAAAACCCCGCAGGGCGGCAACTCTGCGGGGTTTCTTCATTCAAACCTTAGACGGAAGGCTTAAACGATGATTCAGTATAACCCGAAAACACGGGTCAAGGTAGAGGGCAAGATGACAGCAGAAGATGCAGGTTTTGTAGGGAAAAAGCTGGCGGCCGGCGCGTTCTTTTTCGCGGTATGTGCCGGGCTGGCGCTGCTGATGTGGGGCGCAAGTTTGTTGGTGGCGGCATGGCAATGAAACGGTTTTTGTGTTTGTTGGTATTGGCGGGCTGTGCGCGGGTGGAGTTTGTACCTTTGCCGCCTGCGCCCTGCCCGCCGATGCCAGCCCTACCCGTCGTTAAGGGCACGGATTTGGCGACGTTGTCGGACGACGCCTACCGGGATTTGGTTGAGCGCGAGTTGAGATTGAAGGAACACATTGGCCAGTTGCGGAGTTTGTGTGATGGAAACTGAAGGCAAGAAAGCGCTGTTTGATTGGCGCATCAGCATGGGCAATGTGTTGGTGGTTGTGGGCATGCTGGTCAGCGGTTTTTTGTATTTCGCCGATATTGACAAAACCAATGCTCTGCAGGATGTGCAGATTGCGGCGGAGCAGCAGGCGCGCAAGGAGGCGATTCTTGCGGAGCAGCAGGCACGGCGTGAGGCGTTGCAGGATTTGCGTATCCGTATTGATGCCGACCGCGCCGAGATGCGGGCGCAGTTTGAAAAGATTAACGACAAGCTCGATGCCCTCGTCAAGTCTCGGGGGCAGTAATGGCACGATTGACCGATGTGCAATGGGAGGAGATGAGAGCCGCCCATGAGGCGCATGGCAAATCATTTTCTGAGCTGGCGGAGGAGTATGGCGTCCACAAGTCCAACATCAGCCGCCGGGCGAAGGCCGAGGGCTGGAATCAGGAGAAAACGCAACGCCTCATTTCTGCAACCGTTGAAAACGAAAAAGAAAAGATAGCGTTGCGCAACGAAACGCAACAGCTTAACGCAACGTTGCGCGAAGAGGTGCGCCGCGAAGTAAGCGACCGTTTGGCGCTGGAGCTGCAACGCAATGAGGATTTGCAAAGACTACGTGGGGCGGCAATGACGCTCGCAGGTAAAGCAGTGGCGATGGCTGATGCAGCGGAGAAGATTGAAGAAGTGAAGGGGGCGATGGCCGTTGTTGAGGGCGCATCGAGAGTAGTCAAAACGCAGAGCGAATGCGTACTGGGCAAAACCCCAGACACCGCCATCCAGATTAACAACAGCGCCCCGACGCGCATTGAGCGGGTGATTGTCGATGCGCATTGACACCCCGCGCTGGGCGCTACCGTTATTGCAACCGGCACGCTACAAGGGCGCGCATGGTGGGCGGGGTGGCGGCAAGTCGCATTTTTTCGCCGAGGCGATCGTTGAGGCGCATTTGCTCGACCCAAACAGCAAGACGGTGTGCATCCGCGAAATCCAGAAATCGCTACGCCACAGCGTGAAGGCGCTGATTGAGGCGAAGATTGAGAAGCTCGGCGTGCTGTCGCATTTTGACATCCAGCGCGACCTCATCCTCAACCGCCACGGAGGCGGGCTGATTATCTTTCAGGGGATGCAAGACCACACCGCCGACAGCATTAAGTCGCTGGAGGATTTTGACCGCGCCTGGATTGAGGAGGCGCAGACGATTTCGGCGCGCTCGCTGCGTCTGCTGCGTCCGACCATCCGCAAGGCTGGGAGCGAGATTTGGGCATCGTGGAATCCCGAAAACGAGACTGACCCGATTGACCAACTGCTACGCGGGGAGGGTAAACAACCGGGCAGCATCGTGGTTGAGGTGAACATCCACGACAACCCCTTTGCCAGCAAGGAGACGTGGGACGAGTACGACAACGACCGCGAACGTGCCAAACGACGGCAGGAGGCGGGCGACAAGAATGCCTGGGCGGATTTTGAGCACGTCTGGCATGGCAAGTATGCCGTGTTGTCAGCGGCGCAGGTGCTGGCTGGCTGTTATCGCATCGAGGCGTTTGAGCCGCAAGACGGATGGGATGGCCCCTATTTTGGGGTGGACTGGGGATTTGCGTCAGATCCGACGGTGATGGTTAAGTGCTGGATAGACGGGCGGACGCTCTATGTTGAGCAAGAGGCATGGGGAGAGCATGTGGAGACGGTGGACGTGCCTGCGCTGTTTGACCGCATTGACGGCGCACGCCAGCACATCATCCGTGCTGACAGTGCCAGGCCAGAGATGATCAGCCACCTGCGCAACCACGGCTATCCGGGGATGCGGGCGGCGGACAAATGGCCGGGGAGTGTTGAGGACGGCATCGGCTGGCTGCGCGGTATGGACATCGTAATCCATCCGGCGTGCAGACACGTCGCCGAGGATGTGCGCTTGTGGAGTTACAAGACCGACCGATTGACCGGCGACGTACTGCCCAAGCTGGCAGAGGGCCATGACCACGGGCCTGACGCCGTACGCTACGCCTGCGCTCCCATGATCCGCCGGGGTGGAGTAGGTGTAAGCAGCGTGGTGGCATCTGCCCGCCGGCGCATGGGCAACAGATTATGAGGACGACGATGTTTTGGGGATTATTCAGTAAGACCAAGCAGCCGCAGGGCAAGGTGCGCGTCAACCCGGTCAAGGCGGGAGCGCAGTTTGTCGTGCCGACCTTCACTCTCTCGGCGAGTGATGTGGACGAGGTGCTCAAGCGCGCCAACCTGACGCGCTCCGACCTTCTCAAACTGCTCTACGATGACGAGATTTATGGCTGCATCTCCCGCCGTACTGCGTCGGTCATGGGCAACGCCTGGCATATTGAGGGCGACAACACCGACTGGCTCTATGCGGCGGTATCTGCCGTGTACGAGGATGCGGTGCGCGTCATGATGCAGGCGTTGTGGATCGGCTCCAGCATCGGCGAGCTCATCTGGCAGGACGGCGAACAAAAGACCATCCGCGCCGTCGTGCCGCGCGTCATCGAGCAATTCAAGAGCGACGCCGATGGTAATCTGGTTTGGAAATCGCCGAACGGTGGCGAGGTTGCGGTCATCCCGGAAAAAGTGCTGCGCGGTGCGGTCAACGTCAACAAAACCAACCCTTACGGCGATGCGTTACTTTCGCGCGTCTATTGGGCGTGGTTCGCGAAAAATTACGCCGAGCAGTTCTGGAACAAGTTTGCCGAGCGCCATGCCTCGCCGCTGACGGTCATCAAGAGCGCGGTCAATACCGCCAATCGTGATGAGGCGCAGCGGGATTTGGCGGCATTGGCAGCGGCCGGTTCGCAGGCGGTGGCCGATGGTGTCGTCGCCATGAGTGAACAGGACAGCATCGAGTTTGTCGAGGCCAACAACGACGGCGCGGCGCATGAAAAATACACCCGCCACCAAATCCAGCGCATCCAGAAGACATTACTGGGGCGGGTGCTGACCTCCGAACTGGAGACCGGCTCACGCGCGGCGCAGGAGACGGACGACGGTTTTACACAGTCTATCGCCGATGCCGACCTGACCTTTGTTGAGCGCGGAATCAACCACATCGTCGCTTGCCTGCTCACCGTCAACGGCATGGACGCCGAGGGCGTCTATTTCGTCTATGAGCGGGCGCAGGCGATTGACAAAGGGCGCTGGGAGCGCGATGTGGCGCTGCTCAATACCGGCAAGGTAGAGCTGACCGAGCAATACTACCTCGACAACTACGGCTTCGAGCCGCAGCATTTCCGGGTAGTCGCGGCGGCGCCGACCACGCCCAAACTCTCGCTCTCTCTCTCGCAGCTGACGCCAGGGGCGCAGGAAGTTGAGGACAGTATCGTTGCCGCGCTCAAGGATGCGCCGGAAATGCTCGGCGTTGAGGCGGTGCTTGCCGTCGCACGCGAGGCACACGACGAGGCAGACCTGATGCGCCGCCTGGTGCTGCTCTACGACGACCACGACGACAGCAAGTATGTTGACTGGCTGGCTGGCGCGTTGGCGGTGGCGGCGGCGCAGGGCTACGTCCATGCCGACAAGGGGCGATACTGATGG